CCGCAGTTACAATATGCCCACGTATGCCGTTCACGTCTATACTGATGAGACCTACATTTCAGATTATGTTGTTGTACACAATTCGGTGATTATTGAGGACTTGCTTACATATCAAATTGTAAACAATGACATAGAGTTTCCAAAAACGTCGGAACAGCTATTAGTGACTCCTAACTCGAATCAGTTAACGCCACTACTGGACCGGCTTGTGTTAAAGTTTACTACAAGCCCACTGCTCAAAGACTTTCTTGGTAACAATGTGAATCGTTCGAAAGGAACACTTGACTTTAAGTTCGGCTCGAGAAACCATCGCTTCAATGCACGTATCGCAGGTACAAAAGAAAGTAATAACTTGGTAGGTTTGCATATTCCCCGTATCGCTGGGGATGAGATGCAGTTATTTCCCATGACTGCCTTTAATCAGCTACAACCTACGCTTAATACATGGGAACCTAAAATCCAAGAGATATACTGCGGAGTTCCAAATGGATTACGCAATAGTGCGTTATATGACTTAGATATTCGCCGCCCGAAGTACAAAAAGTATCGCATACCATCACCCAATAATCCATACTTTACCCTGGATGACTGGAATGATGCACTGCGTAAATATGGTGGTATCGAAGAAGATATTTTTCAACAATTAGTGCTAGGTCGTCACGGAAGCGCATCATTCCAAGTTATTCCAAGAGATGCGTTTACACTTGAACAAGTTGACTTCTTTAGTTATCGTTACTCCAATAACGACAAACTGAAAGGAAGACAATTCAAGGATGTACTAAAATTACATAAAATAACTGGTTATGATTACGTTATTTTTTCTATAGATACTGGTTTTTCAGACCCAACAGTGATACAAGTAGTCGGAGCAAAAAATAACAAATACATTACTTTGGTAAGATACCGAATTACAAAAATTGACTATCCTGAGCAGGAAGCAATTATCCACTACCTGACGCAGTTTTACAATCCCACAAAGATTGCAATTGACGTTGGTGCCGGTGGTGGCGGTGCTGGTATATACCAGTCGCTCTGTAGTCGGGAGGAGTACACACTTTATAAATATGCTGAAAGAATCATTCCTGTGCTTTTTAATGAGCGTGTGTCAGTTGGTCGAACAGACGACGATACTGAACTTACTGAGGTATTTCGCAGTTGGGGTTCGAAAGAAATCGCACGAATGGTCACAGAGGGTACGCTCTTATTTTCTGAAATAGACACCGAGGGTGTAAGTCAACTTGAGAGACTTACTCGCCAAAAGCGTATTACTGGTAATGACCACTATTATATTATGAATGAACGTGGTGTCGGTGCATCGGATGATGACCACATTTTTGCGAGTTATCTCTGTTTTATCTATGCACTCCGTGGAAAAACTGCGATTGCTCCAACAATCACACCTGTACTTGCAAAACCAGCAGGTAACACTACAGTGAGGTAACAATGGACAAACCTTTAGCGAAAGCGACATCAGCATATATGCCGTCGCCGTTTCTTGTGAATAATCAATTTGTGGCTGGGTATTACGACCCCACAATGATGCCATTTGACAATTCGAAAAAATACACGTATCATGAGATTATCAAGTTCTGTAGATATTTTTACGAGCAAGATACTATTGCGGGTACGGTTGTTGACCGGATGGTTGACATGGCAGTAACAAAACTTCGTAATCGTAAGGATAAAGATAATCCAGAAGCATATGTGCAGTTTTATGATGCGGTGGCAGATTATATTCAACCGTATCTTAAGGTTGTTGCTCTTGATTATATTCTGCATGGCATGGCTATTCCCGAAGTAACGTATGGCGTTATTATGGGTAATCGTGTTGACCCAACACTAGGACGTAAGCGTGTTTCTTTCCCAAATGCGTTTTGGGTGAGAAATCCGGAAAACATTATTCTGCGTAAGAAGCCAATAGGTATGGAGCGCAGTGTATTTGTGAAAGTTCCAAAAGAAGATGTTGACTTCATCATGAACAAGGGAACTCGTGGAGATGGTTCTGTTGATACAGAGGCGTACAATGAACTGGTACGAGAGTTTCCAAGTTATGTGCGGGCAGTGCAAAAGGGCGTAACAATGTTTCCGTTACCAAACGCACGTCCAATCTACAGAAGACTGCGTTCTTATGAAGATTATCCAAAGCCATATTTGCAAAATGCGTTGTTTGCACTTCAGCATAAATACTATCTTAAAATAATGGATAGAAGTATTGCCGCTAGAGCAAGTGAACTTCTGCGTCATGTAAGAATTGGCTCGGATAAATTCCCTGCAACAGACGATGATATTAAGTCAACTGAGACCGTTTTGGCTACAGCGGCAGTCACCGGTGATAGAGTGTTTAACTTCTTCACTAATCATACAATTCAGGTAGACTGGGTTACACCACCACTGGATGCGTTGCTGAACGAAGCAAAGTACATTGAGCCAAATGCAGATATTTTTCTTGCACTTGGATTCCCGAGAATTCTTGCTGTTGGAGAAACACTACGCAGTAATGCGTCTGATAACAAGACGGCTAGTCTAGGACCAATTTCTACATTGAATGATATGCGTGATGCACTGTTGATGTGGGTTGAGGGATTTTATAAGGAACTCGCAATTAAAAATGAGTTTCCGTGGCACCCAAAGCCGTCATTTAGTCCGATTGCGCTTCAAGATATTACGGCACTTACTCAACTGGCTATTCAAGCACAGCAGATTGGTGCTATATCTAAGGACACAATTGCCTCGCTTTACGGTACTACCTACGAAGACGAGCAGGAGAAAATTGACACGGAAAGCAATTCATTGGAGGAACTTACGAATGATAATAATCAAGGAGGAGTACCAGAAGAACAAGCACCTCAAACCGAATGAGGGGTACTCACTTCGCAATAAAAGTATCGAATACAAAACACTTGTTATTCATACGACAAATGGTAGGGCAAATAGTAGCATTGAAGCAGAGCGAAACTTTTTGATTATGTCGAAAGATGTAAGCGCACATTACCTCGTATCAAAAACTGGTGATACGTTTCAGTTACTAGACCCAAAAGAATATATGGCTTGGCATACCGGTAAAACGTTTACGCCAGACACTGCAAACCCATCTGCCATAGGGGTTGAAGTTCACTTCAGCCCCTTAGAGGGTTTTTGGAATGGTCTCATGTGGGAAGAAATCACAAAGTTGGCTAACTTTAATCCAAAGTTGTCACCAGTGATGCACAGACAGATTGCTGCTCCCGCAGGTCGTAAAATAGACCCCAGTGGAGTCACCGATGCTGGATTTGCACACTGGAAAAAGATGCGATTTTTGCCATACACAATGTATTACACAACTTCACGAGCGAACATACGGCAGTCTGCAACAAGATACTCAAAGGTTGTTGTTACGCTCGAAGCCAATACTCCGGTAATGTCTTTCGATGGGGATATTTTCTTTGGTGAGAATATAAACGGGATTAGTCGTTGGAGATATGCAGTAGGATTGGGCTATATCTTTGAACCACTTCTTAAAGCGAGGTCCTAATGTCGAACCAGTTAGATTCCACAAGTGTTATTTCTGCAATTGCGGGTGCTGTTGCAGGTATCGTCGGCTCAATTGTTGCTTTACGGAGTAGAAATCAAGATGCGGAAAGTGATTTACGCACCGACCTACTACAACTTGTACAGCATCACTCGTCTCGAATTTCAGCCTTAGAGCAGGAGAATAAAACACTGCACGCAGAAAATCAAGAGTTGCGCAAAGAACGTGATAAACTTATGATAGATATTACCGAATTACAGAAAGAACGTGACAGTATGCGTTCTCGTCTTTCTTATCTAGAACAGCGTCTCGCTGATATGGATGTACTAGAAAGACGCATGGCTGAACTACTCACAAAATTAGGAGACAACTAAATGGACACTGATTCACTAAAGGTTATTCTACAGTTTATTACCGGTACAATTATTCCCTTTGTGGTTCTTTACTTGCAGAGAGTATCATGGAAACCATACTACAAGTTTGGTCTTGCCGCCGCTCTCTCCGTGATTGTAGCAACCCTGATGGCTCTTATCGACGGTAAGGTAACACCGCAAGCCACTCTTGCAAACTTCGCCGCAATTCTCACTATCTCTCAGGCAGTGTACCACACAGCATTTAGAGCATTGAACTTGCACGCTACTCTGTTCCCGCAAGATGCGCTTGTTAACAAGTCGAAAGACAGCATCGCCGCTAGCATTGAGGCTATTGTAGACCCAGAACTGGCAAAAGTCATTATGGACAGAACAAAGCCAGAGCAACTTAGCATTAGCGTTGACGTAACAAAAGCAGATGGTTAATAATTCAGTAACCCCCGAAAGGGGGTTACTTTTCTATTTAGGAGAAAAAAATGAAGTGGATTGAACGTATTGTATTTATCGCCGCTGTACTTGTAATTGCGGATTACTTTCTTGACATTGTGGAACGCCTAAAAGTATTCTACGTGATGGAGAGTTTTGAGTAGATTTGACAAGCATATTATCCTGTGGTATACTAAGAAAGTCAGGGAACTGACAATATACAAATAGGAGAAAGTATGGGTATTTTTAGAAACTTGTTGCTTGTTCTTGCGATGGTGTTTGTCACTGCTTGTGGAACGGCAGAAAAACCAAAAGAGACTGTTGGTATGATTCTGGTTGGTCCAAAGAACGACGGTGGTTGGAGTCAGGCTCACTATGATGCGATGAAGCGTATCGAAGAGGAAAAGGGTATTAATTTTATCTACGTGGATAAGGTAAATCCAGCCGACCGCCCAAATGTGAGCGCAGAGCAGGTAGCAGGGGAACTCATTTCTCAGGGTGCTACTTTGGTGATTGCAAACTCGGATGACTTTAAGGATTCGATTCGTGAAGCTGCAAAGGCACATCCGGAGGTCACTTTTGTACACGCATCAGGGGATGACGTGATGACTGGTAAGGCTCCTGCAAACTTGAGTAACATCATGGGTAAGATGGAGTATGGAAAGATGATTGCTGGTTGTGCAGCTGCTCTTTCTTCACAGACCGGTAAGATTGCATACGTTGGTCCTCTGGTGAATGATGAAACACGGCGTTTGGTCAATGCCGCATATCTCGGCGCACGCTACTGCTGGACTTCATACAAAGCAGAAGACCCAAGTAAACTGGTATTTAGCGTGAAATGGATTGGTTTCTGGTTTAACATTCCTGGTGTTACACTCGACCCCACGTTGGTCACGAAAGACTTCATGACACAGGGTTACGATGTGATTATGTCAGGTATCGACACTCCTGAAGTGGTTGTCGAAGTGGAAAAGGCACACATGGAGGGTAAGGCAGTAAAGAGTATTCCTTACGACTTCCAGAGTGCGTGTAACCGTGGTGTGAATTCATGTATCGGTGTTCCATACTTCAACTGGTACCCAGAGTACAGCAAGATGGTTGAAGAGCATATCAACGGTACGTGGAAGCAACAGTTTATTTGGTTCTCGCCTGATTTTGACAACTTGAGCACGACCAGTGGTATTGGTTTCTTGCGCAACAACGCATTTGACCAGAACGATAAACTGGACTTGTTCATTGAAAATCTTAAGGGTGGCTTGAACTTGTGGACTGGTCCCTTGCTCTACCAAGATGGAAGCACGTTCGTGGGTGCAGGTCAGGAAGTTACGGACAAGTTGATTTGGTATCAAACCCAGTTGCTACAGGGTATTGACGGACAATCATCAGGTAAGTAATGAAAACGATTCATCTCTATTTTGATGGGGGAACTGTGCATGGTAGTTTTAAAGTCTACTATGACAGCATAAAGGAAGAATGTCTACGGCACCATCAAGTGTATGAGATGGATGGAATTGGTGA